CCAAAACCCCCGACGCTGAGGCCGCATTGCCCACCAAGACCACCGAGCCTGCGGTGTCTTGGAACTTCTGATTGCGGGTCTGGCCCGCGGTAATGCCTGACAAGTCGAACCGCATCTGCTTCGTGGTTGAGGACTGGTCTTGGAACGTCACGCCATTGGCGGTGTTGCAGCGGACCACAGTGCTGGTCAATAAGGTCTTGCTGCTGACGTTGGCTGTACTAGCTGCGGTGAGCAAAGCACCACCGCTGCCCGTCGTGGGAAGTTGGAAGTTATCCAGAGCCCCAATGCCTGACCACGAAATCTGCCCGATGTTTCCGGTACCGCTGTCTTTGATTTGAATCGAGTCCACAAACCCGTCGGCATCGATATTAATCAAGCCCGCCGACAACGTCAGTGCAGTGAACGACGCCGCCCCAGCGTTGTCGATGGTCGCGACCACCGACCCCAACCCCAAGTCTCCGGTCCCCGAGAACACCGTCAAGCCATGGCCCAGATACACCCCGGACGTCGCTGCCACCTGAGCGAGTAGGGCTCCCGTGCTCACGGTGACGATCTTCAAGACCGAGACGTTCCAGATGCCGCTCTGGTCGATGAACCCCACCAAGTCTCCGCCGAACCTGCGCCACTCTTGGATGTTCCCGCTCTGGTCCACAGCCTGAACCGCTGCAGCATTGGAGCCTGGCCTCACTGGGGCGTTGCCGAAGACCGATTGGGATGACCCGTTGGGGACCTGTCCCGAGGTGATTCGCGACATGCCCTGCGAGACATCCCGTGCCCATGCGTCGATGATTCCGAACATGTTCCGCAGCCGGTTGGAGAAGTCCGGGGCCGTGGGGTCCGGAAGCGAGGCGAACGGGATGCCGTTGAAATCCTTCACGTCCCCGCCTGCTCGGGACCGAGATTCCGTGACCCCAGGATGATGAACTCCTGCTGGAAGTCGTTCCCCGTCGCGGTGATGTTAGCGCTCACCTCCAGACCCTCTACCACTTTCTTGGGGCTCACCTTGTGTAGCCGCTGGCCCTGGAGCGCGATGGACTTGGTACCACCGAACTGGACCGGTCCGGTATCGTTGGTCTTGGTGCCGATGAAAAAGTAGTTGATCGTGGCGTCAGGAGAACTGCCGTCATCGTTCTGCCCGCAGTAGCCGTACAGATCATCGAGTGTCCACTCGCCGGTGATCCCAGCCGCGTAGATCCTGCGGGTCCGGTATCGAAGACCCTGGCTATTTGACGGGATGTTCAATCCGGTCTCGAAGTAGACCGATCCCGCTCCTGCAGCCGTCGTTCCTGCAGCGGTACCTCCATAGCCCGTATAGATGGCCGTACTACCGTCCGGCATTGCCACCGCCCACGCCGATTCCAGACTCGCAAAGTTGGGAGTGGCGAAGTTCCGATGATTGACCGGCCCTGAGAACTTGAAGTTCCCCTCGCGGTCGATGTCCTCACGGGCATAGCTGGCATGGAGACACTGGTAGGTCTCGTTCCCGTAGCCCGTATCGGCACGGAAGTAGAACAACAACTCCCGCTTCTCGGGATCGTTCAGGAGTGCGATGGGAGCCTTGGTCGCCGTCAACGGCTGGTAGAGCCGCCAGTCCTGGTTCTTGCTCCGGGTGATGAAGTTGAATCCATCCGTCGTATGGATGCCCTTGTTGGAAACAAAGGCCAGCAGTTCTGATTCCCCGTCGATGGTCAGGGTCGTACAGCACATGGCGTTGACGATGCCGTAGAACCTGGAGATGACCTCGGTGGCCTTGCCACGGTCGAAGCTCGAATCGCGCTCCGAGGGCAGGTAGTTCACCCGGTGGAGCGAGGTGTTCAAGCCCACTACAAGCCGGTTGTTGACAACCCGGATGGCCTTGACCTGATCGTTCTCCCGGGTCTCGAAGTCCACGTAATAAGTCGGCGGGAAGTACTCCGGCTCTCCCGGAGCCGAGTAGCGGATCACGCTCGGGTTCGAGACATCGTTCACCACCAGCTGGTCTTGGAACAGGTCCCCGGTGTTGGACGAAGGCGGTGGGAAGTTCTTCGCCACCTGCGCCGTGATGTCCCCGAACGTGTAGACCACCGTGGGGAACTGCACCGTCGAGTCAATCGAGGCACCGTAGTAGACCGTGACCTTGACGTAGTCGATGCCGATGGTCGTGTTCGCCTGACTCACGGTCAGGACGACCATGAAGCTGGTATCGAAGTCGGTATCCGAGAGGCTGAACTCATTGGTCGGGAACCAGCGGTCATCCGAGCCGCCCAGCGACAGCAGCGTCGGCGCCCCTGCATTGGTGCTGGTGATGAGCCCGGCCTTAGAGGCAGCGATGTCCACGTAGTGGGGACGACTGCCGAACTTGGCCGTGTTCTTCATCAGGAAGTGACCGTTGGTCGGATTGCGCCTGCCAATGGTCACCGTCACCGAGGCCGGAGCTGATCCCGAAGAGACATAGCCCTCGACATCGACCTTGACGCCCTTCACCTGGCCCTTGAACGAGCCGAGCGTGAAGTTGTACGCAGACTGCTGCACCGCGATGACCGACGCGCCCACCGCTCCCGAGGCGTAGACAGCGTTGTCCGAGGCCATGCTCGAGGCGCTGGCGAACCCGAAGTAGAAGCCGGACGCATTGAACGATGCCGGGAAGCTGGAGGCTGAAGCCACTGCAGTCGTGTCGGCATGGGACGAGGCCCCGGTGGACAACTCCGCGATCATGAAGCCCACCGGGAACTTCTTGTCGGTCAGGAGATCCTTCTTGGGGCTGCGGTAGGTGCGCCAGTGCGTCGTCAACGCATTCCGAAGCGTCGGCTGCTGGATGAGCGGCTGCTGCCCCGTGGAAGTTACGAACACGGTGCTGACGCCGTTGTCCGACGAGTAGGCGGACTCGAGGATCACCTCGGCATCGTCCTGCTTGAACTTGGCGACCTCGGTGGTCCAGTACTCGTAATACCCGGTCACCGTCTGCGAGAACGCGCCTGCTGCCGTGGTGACGTTAGGGGCCGCTTCCACAGGGAGCAGGCCATGGCTCCGCGTCGTGAGCGCCGAGCCCGCGCTCGTGGCGGACAGGTAAGCCACCAGGTTGGTGCCGATGGCCGAGGTATCGGCCGATGCCCCGTTCATCAGGAAGAAGCGGTTCCGGTACTGCACCACTTCGAGGCTCGTTCCAGACGCTATGGTCGCAAGGTCCGAGAACGTCCCTGCCGAGGCCGTGGCCAGAGAGGCGTAGCGGTACCTGGTTCCCGCCATGCCTATGAGATAGAAGTCGCCGTTGTCGAAGTGGATGTCCCTTAAGCCTGCGACCGCCGTGGCACTGGCCGTCACCACACCGAACTGGATGCGACCCTTGGCGTGACAGAGGGCTGCGGCACCATTTCGGTAGACCAGGTTCCGCATCCCCTGCAACTGCCCGGGGGCCAGAAGCACGGGATCTCGATCTGTGACCAGTCCGCCGGTCAACGGCTCTCGCATCCGGCCCATGGCTAGTAATCCCAGCCCGTATACCCGACCGTGTTGTCGCCGTAGTTGCCGAGCCCCGAGAACTGCCCGGGGATCAAGCGCAGGTCCTCGTCCGGCTGCCGCGTCTGGCTCTGGATCATGGTCTTCAAGCCCTCTTCAGCCAGAGCCAGCCAGGTCTGAGACCGTTTCTCCGGCACGTCCGCCTTGTCCGTCAGGAAGTGCCACTTGGCCCACGACATGAGGTACAGCTCGAAGTCCTGCGGGATGTCGAGCGTCGCCGTGTCCCCGGTGCCAAGCACCGAGTCCATCATCGCCATGCGCCGGTAGTAGCGGACTTGAAGCACATCCGCCCCCGAAGGAGAGGGCAAAAGCCGCACCTTCCCCCTCGATCCGAACATGAAGACGTCGTAGTAGTAGACGCTCGAGTTGTCCTGCTCGCTGGAGATCGACCGGTCATAGAGCCTGCGCCCGACCGGAATCAGGTAGCGCTGAGACCCCAAGAGCCTGAAGTTATAGGGGGCACGGAAGTCCGAGGGCAGGTCATACATGTCCCGGGTGAATCCAGCCGATGCCGTGGCTGTACCCGTGAACCCCGTGACTAGCCCATAGATCCCGAACCCACTCGCTGCAGTCGCTGAAACCCTGGTCCCGACCCCGAATCCGCTACCAACGATGAAGTCATCGACGAAGATGCCATGACCTGTTGGGCAGGCCGCCGAGGCCGCGCCCGCAGAAGCGGTGATACCCGTCACGGTGAACGGCGCGATGACCCTGATGGGGGCCATTTCGGCGAGCGTGAAGTTCCAGTTCGCCCGGTTGTTGAAGTGCTGCAATGCAGCGTTCAACGAGTTGCCGGCGCGATTCAGCATCTCCGTGTCGGCAGAGGCACCGACGGAGTCTGCGATCTCCGCGCAAGCGGCGCTAACCGCTTTCTGCGAGGGCTGGAACAGCGTCATCCGTGGCTCCCATCTCGGCTTCCTGCTCCGCGCGGTCCAAAGCCTCGATCTCCATCCACTCCGCCTCGCTCATCGGCGGCTGCTCGCGCTTCCGGTCCTCACGCAACTGCTCCCACGCCTGAACGATCCCCGGAGTCAACTTCATCGCGTCCCGGTTCTCGGAGAGCCACTGCTTGGCATTGGAGGCCAGAGTCTTCCTGAGCGGTACGTCTTCAATGAGCCGCGACAACTTCTCCTCGAACTCCGCCGTGTTGTTGAAGAGGAGCGCTGTCTGCTCATCCTGGATCTCCGCCTTGTAAGGCCCGGTGTTCTGCGCCAGCGTCGCCGCCGGGTTCTTAAGCACCGACGCCTCGTACCACTTGATCCCCGAGCGGCAGCGGTTGAAGACGTTGTCCGTCAGAGGCGCGATGGAGATGTCGTGGCCCATGATCGCCAGCCGCACCTTGTACTCCGGGTAGTCACACCAGTCGTGGAACGTGTAGCGATGGGCGGGGATGAGTTCGTTCACCCACGGATACTGCGTGCCCCAGATCATCCAGTGGATCTGCGGGTACTTCTTGGTCAGACGCCCGATAGCGTCTTTCAACGGGAACCAGTCCTCGTAGTGGGACGCTCCGCCCTGCCACAGAATCTTCACCTTGCCCGGCTCTTTCTCCAGTGACACCTGCGGGTAATGGTCGAACCGCACCATGTTCGGGAACACCCGCGACCTGCGCGGCGTGACTTCCTTCCGGACGGCTGCCTCCACCTCCGGAGTCGAGCACTGGATCAGGTCTGCGACCTGCAGGAGCTTCTTGTAGCTCGCTTGCAGTTGCCGGTTCCGGACCAAGGAGAACCCGTTCTCCCCGTCCTTCCACAGCACCTTCTTCTGGCCGTCCTGAACGATACCGATGGTGTGGCCGATGGGCAGGAGATTGCCGTTCATGTCCCGGAAACCGAGGCTCTTGAACGCCTGATTCAATGGCGAGACGTTGAACAGGTTGTCATCCGTGTCGATGATGATGGACGGAGCCCACTTCCAGTCTCCATCCCGCTTGGCAGGGAGGAAGGTCTGCACCCCACGCGCGTTGTTGAGTGCCACTTCACCCACCGGCTGATAGAGCATCACCAGGTCGGCTTCGCAATAGGCCGTGACCCGGGTCTCAGCGGGCACCGAGGCGTTGTAGGTGTCGATGTTGGCACGGATGTTCAAGCCCAGCGCTGCTGCGGTGTCGATGGGCAGCTTCATCCGGTAGTAGAGACTGGCAGAAGCATTGTGGGGGATGACGGTGTAGATCTGGAGCGGCTTCACGCAGTCGCCTCCGCGGTCGTCTCCGGGGTCACTTCCACCACTTCGAAGTCCTCCACTGTCTTCGGTCCTCCCGGGTAGTCGATCCCGAGCACGGAAAGCGGCAGCTTGGCCCGGTCCGTCGCCGTCATCGCACCACGATTCCTGCGGTCGTAGGTGCAGTACTCCAGGTTCCGGTCCAGGAACTCGTAGAACTTCTTCTTGTCCTTGAGGAAATCAGGGTCCAGAACACGGATGGCGTTGTTGAAGAGCGGGATGTTGATGAAGCTCGCCACGCGCCGGAACCCGTTCCCCTTGTGCAACGTGCCATCGTCCAGCTTTCGCAGGTCAGCGATGGCTTGGAGCTTCGGCCCGTAGTAGTCGGGCTGACCCCTCATGAGCATATCGGGGTCCAGCGCCATGTCGATCTGGGTCGTGGTCCGCTCCGACTCGCAGTAGAAGAACTCAGTCATGACCGGGGACTGCCGGGCCGCCCTTCGTTCCCGAATCCGGAGCACCCTTGAAGATGTTGGGATTCGTCGCAGTGACCGAACTCGTCGGCACGCCCTGCTCCTGAACGTCGGTCGAGCCCTCCGGGATGCCTCCCGAGGTCGGGACGTCGTAGGTCCCGTGCTCAAAATGCGACTTGTCGTAGTCATCGGCCTTGGTGTAAACACCCGGCTGGGTCTCGTTCCCTGCCGTGTTCAGCACCGGCTGGCTCGAGCCCGAACTCGGGACCGGAGCCAGGTAGTCATGGCGACAACCAGAGTTGCCGCCCTTCATCACGACACCCATCTCGAACCTCCTACGGGTTGAGCGCTTCCTTGAGCTGCGGAGAATCGAGCGGACCAGCAATGACGCCATCGTTGGGCGCACCCCTGAACACCGTCCCCTCACCCTTGGCGATGATCTGTTCAGGCGTGTACTTCTCGGTCTGCTCGTTGCCTTGGAAAACGGTGGTGGGCATCGTCACCTCGTGCTCGGGGGCATCCCCGCGTAAGGGTCGGCTCCCGTCGTCCTGCGTGGCTTGTTCTCCTTGCTCGGGTCGGGCGAGGCGAACGTCGGCGTCTCGGAGAACGTGATGCTCGCGGCACCATCCCCACCGTCCGGCCACGAATCCACCGGCCCACCGGGCAGACGCCCCACCGGGTAGCCAGCGAGGTTCCCCTGATCGACATCGAACTTGGTGATGTCCACCTCGGGCTGACCATCACGCGCCGGGATCTTGGTCGGGTCCCAGCCCTTGGTCTTCGAGGCCTGAATCAAGCCACGGCTCTGGTTGCCTGCCATGTCTCACGTCCTTTCCTGATCCCGCGCTCGCCGGCCGCAACAGGCACCGGCGAGACGCGGAGATCGGGGGATGCTAGCCGTTGGTAACGCCCGTGTAGGCGCCCCAAGCGCTTGGATGGTCCAATTGGAGTGTGGCCTCGAAAAGCACAATTCCCCTGGTGTGGTCACCCGACTTGCCCATGGGCTTGTGCTGCGGAGGACGGAAGAACGCCACCTTCGCCATGCTCCGGTCCCCGATGTAGTAGGCGCCGACGTTGCTCGCCGTGCTAATGGGGATGAAGCGGTCGGTGATGACCGCGTAGAGCTGGTTGAACGGCGTCTCGAACACATCGATGTTCGCCACCAGTCGCTGGTCCGTCGCTGCGATGTTGCGGACGTTGCCCGAACCCGAGCTGACAGTCGCGTTGACGAACTGCCGCTTCGAAGCCGGTGCGAACCAGATGGAATCCGGCTCCGCCCCCGCCTCGAACAACGACTGCGAGAGGCCAACAATGTCCGCCGTGGTCACGCCACCCGAAGCCGAGACGCCGGTGATGATGGCGAACGCACGCACCGGCTGCATCTGCGGAGCGTTGGTCGCCGCCGAGGACTCGGCGCCCGTGATGTACACGGACGTCGCCGACGCCCAGATACGAGCCTCGCAGTTGCGGGCGATGACCTTGAACTCCTTCATCACCTGGTGCTCGTACATGTCGCGGATGCCGGCCGGGTTCGCATCGCGTTCGCGGTCGGACACCAGCACGTCACGCCGGAAGATCTGCGTGCCGTTGATGAGACGGGCCGGTCCCGTCAGGGCATCACCCGAGAAGTCGAGACCTTCGGGGACACCCGCCGTCGCGGTCGCCGCCAGGGTATCCACGGTCCACGAATGGACCACGTCCTTGGCGCGGATCTTCGGAGCCGATGAGAACATCGGCGTCTGGAACGAATCGAGGATGGTCACGACATCGACCAGGTCCTCGTGATGCACCCCCGTGCTGCTCGGGAAAAAGCCCGCATCGAAGGTGGTATAGGGATTGGTCGGGAGTACGTTTGTACCCGGCATGTCCGTATGCCTCCTAGGTCAGTCCCTATTGGCTCAGGAACTGATCCGAGATGACACCATGAAGACGTGCGCGGGCATAGGCTTGGGCGTCACGCGAGGAGCCAGATTTCTGGTAGCGCTCGAACGCTTCCTGAACCTGGGCATCCGCTGGCGGGACCCGTCGCCCTTCGCCGGCACGGCTCGTTGGGATGCCCGCATCCGCTCTCCCCTGAGGGTTGGCCTGAGCCTGCCCCACGGTCGAACGACGCGAGTCCCCGAACTTAAGGAAGGCGTACTCCATCGCGCGCACCGGACTGGCTTCGAACATGCGGTCGTAATCCGCTTTCAGTTCCGGATCGCTCTCGAGGAATGACGCCACGTCAGTTTCATACTGGACGTAATCAGGGTGAGCGCCGACGATCTGCTGCCGCGCCCGGATCCCACTGGCGATAGGGCGGAAGGCTTCCGCGATCTGCTCGCCAACGACCTCTCGCATCGCGTCCACGGGGATGCCGAACTCGATCAGCCGGTCGGCTGCCGTGGCGCGATTGGGGACGGACTGCCGGGGGTTCGCCCCGTTCAACTGCTGGGCCATGACCTGGGCCAGCAGGGCTTCCGCCTTGTCCGCACGCTCGCGCTGGCGCTTGCCCTCTTCGCTCGAGTTGCGGTAGCCCTGCACCAGTGAGTTGGTGTCGGGATAGCCCGCAAGGTCGGGGTTCAGAGGCTGCGCCTGAGGCTGGTTCTGGGCTTCGTCTGCCATCGTCTGGGTCCCTTTCCGGATAGCGGTTCGCGCTATCGGGTGCCTGCGTCCATGTTCTGACGGTCGAGTTCGTCAAGCCGTCTGTTGTGCTCCGCCGCCGCCAACTCGTTCGTCCATACCGCCACCATCCATGTGCAGTCCCGGATGAGGGCGCGGAGAACATCGTCGTCAGTGTCGAAGTCTGTGCCCTTGAACTGGTTCGCCCGTTCGGAGCGCGATAGCACAAGGGCTTTCACCGCCTGCCGGCCCCGGTTCTCGATGGCCGGCCGAATCACATCATTCCATCCGAGGCTCGCCATGACAAGACGAACCTTCTGTACCTCATCCTCTGTCAGCATTCAGTCACGAGGCACTAGGTAGCGGGGCCGAAGCACCGGTTTGCATGAATGCCCCCAGGATGTCGGGGGAGAGCTGGTCCAAGGGCTGGCTCACAGCCCCCGCCACTGCCCCTGGTGAAACACCGTTCTCCTGTGCCAACTGGTTGACTGCAGGTACCTTGGAGACCAGCAACTCGTTCACGTTCCGGAAGTCGAAGAGTTCAAATGCCTGTCTTGCGAAGTTCGACCAGTTGACGATCTGGAGCATGACTGGATTCGCCGACATCATCTGCAACAGGGCCACCAGGTTCTGCTGCCGCACCGACCGCCCCATCATCTGGGAAGCCCCCACGGCTCTCGCCCTGTAGTCTGGGGCCAGGTCCTCGTAGTCTATGGTCGCCGTCTGCTGCTCATAGGGGAGTCCGGTCGTAGGGTTGACCGTCGCCAGACTCCCGAGGATGCGGACCTCGTGTGGCAGGGTGAGCCACAACTGGTCCATACGCCTGAAGGCGTTGGCCAAGGGCTCGATGAACCCCTCTTCCGCAAGCCGGGACTCCATGGCAAGCCTCGTCAGGGCATTCTCCTGACGGCCCAAGAACCCGCGCGCCGTCTCCCTCGAGGACCCCGCAGGACCCCCGAGCAGGGTCTCGGTCTCACCGGTCCCCAACTGCATCATCTGGAACAACTGCCCGATCTCCGTGTAGGCCGCCTGAAGGCCCCGCATGTCCGGAGTCAGGGGGCGGATGCTCGTGTCGTCCGCGGGGCCGTCCACCAAGAGGATGCGTCCTGAACGGGTGAAGAGGTGCTGAGTGTTCAGGTTGGCCTGAGAGTTGGCCACGTACATGGGGTCGATCAAGATGTCCAGAGCGTCCAACTTCTGGTTCGCCAAGCGGTTGGCCGTCTGCTGGGGACCGAATGCCACTTCCGTCTTCGCCACCCCGTCGAAGCTATAAGGATCGGGCATCGGTGCGAAGGAGACGAACGGCAACTGCTGGTTCCCCAAGGCCGATTCGCGGTTCTTCATCACCACCCGGCCGTTGCCGATGGCGATACACCGATGCCTCACCCCGTCCTCGGGCACGAACTCCCGGGGGACAAGCCCGTGCATCTCCCAGACTTCCACCGGCTTGGCGAACCGCTCGGACTGTCTGGCTTGGTAGTCGTACTCGTTCCGGTAGCTCACCCGCCTGACCGAGAACTCCGTCGCCGCCTGCCCCTGCAAGGGGTAGCGGCTCAACTGGGCGATAGCCCCGGGGTCGAAATAGGGCATGTCCGAGTTGGCGTCGTCGTAGAGGTCATCCATGTCGATGTAGTAGCGATGGATGACCCACGGCATGTCCGGAATCCGGGTACGGCCGTGCGGCTGCCAGAAATCGAGCCGGTCCACGACCTCCCAGTCCGGGCCATCGAACAGGGTCGCCATGTCCTGATGCATCACCGGGATCTGGAGCCCCGGAGCCACCGACTCGAGCGTCCGGTAGCGATTCATGCGCCGCAACTGCTTCCAGCCGATGCGGGCGATCCCCGTACCGCAGATGTCAGCCCCGAGGAAGAAGTCGCAGGCCTTGACCACCGAGTCGCAGTCTTTCATCTGCGCCGAGATCAGGACTTCGTTCTTCTTGGCCCGCGCCACGTCCAGTGGGTCGTAGCCCTCGAACCCAACCAAGGGCCAGGTACCGAACGAGGTCTGCACCTTCCTCGCCACGTCGGACTGAATCATGGCGAAAGTGAAGGGAATGTTGACGTTATTGCGGAACTGGGCCATGCGGCCCGACCACACCCCGCGGTAGGTGTCGTACCAGCGCTGGAGCTTGGAGAAGCCACCCTGGTTATAGCGGAGCGAGTGCTGCCGGCGCGCATCGACCAACTCTATCAAGCGCGCATCAGAGATGCGGCGCTGGAGTTCTACCTGCTTCCCCGGCATCGAGGTCGTCGTGACCGCCATCAAGCCCTCCTAGGCCCGTGAGCCTACGGGGTCAGAACCGGTGCGTTCAAGAGCATTGCGTCCCGCCATGGACCCCACGAGTCCCTGAGTTCCAGCTCGGTGTCGTTAATGCTGTTCGGCGCCAGATTGCTCCAGATCACCTTGGGAGCCGTCTCGGAGATGGCGTCGTGGACCCGGATGCAGGGCACATGGAGACAGCCAGCCAAGACCGCGACACAGGACCCGCAGGCTATGACCGCCCGGCTCGAGGCCAGTTCCACCGCCAGGGTGGAGAAGTTCCCCTCGTCGTCGAACTGCCCCCAGTCAGGGTAGGCCTTCATCCCCACCTCACGGTCCCGGTCACTCCCCACGAACACGATCTCATCGAACAGGTCTTCCAACTCGCCCCGGACACTGGAGATGAACTTCCACACCTGCGGCGTCATGCGGTTGTGAGGGCACACCCCTTGGCCGTGGATGATAAGGCGGTTCCGCTTCTCGGGCTCTCTGGCGGGGATGATGCTCGGCTCTTCGACCAGTGCCTTCTTGTCGATCTCCACCGGCAGTCTTGAGTACTCGAGCGTCTCCAAGGTGATCTGCCGGGTGGGATAGCCCCTCAGTCCCAGGTGGTAGATGGTGTTGCCATCGAACGATGAGGTGGGCAGGTTCATGTGGAACGGCTGCCCGCCGCAGTTCCAGTTCTCGACACCCCCGACCAGCTTGACGTCCGTGACGCAGGGTTGGGCACGGAACAGTGGCTCCAGAGGCTTGCAGGTCTTCTCGTCCATCCACACCTGGAAGCGCTGGCCCGTGACCTTCCAGAACTGGTAGGCCACCGGCCACTGGAGCAGGGCGTCACCCATCTTGCCCGGGAACGTGAACACGACACTCATGCGACCTCCGCAGGACGCCCGGAGGCAGCCCTGAGTTTCAGGATGGCTTCACGACGAAGCGTGATGGCCCACGTCAGGAACGTCAGTGCATCCTGCTGGGCGATGGCGGGACTACTGGATGTCGGCTCCGTCATGTGGTCGATCTCAAACTGCTCCTTGGTGGCGTAGACGATCTCCGTCGCATCCCCCAGTATCTCCAAGGCCGTGTCCCAGCAGTAGTGAGTCACTCCAGGAACCACGAACCAGCCCAGCGTATCGATCCACTCCCGGCTCACATAGGGGAAGTTGACCCATGGACCGTGACCGTGATGAGCACTCACGACCCCGATGCGACTCGGGAAGGCGTCCATGCAACGGGCGACGAACTTGTCCCAGCCCTTGCTCCGATAGACCGAATCGTCCGTCGAAAGCCCGTAGACGTCGTAACGCTTGAAGGCTTTGACCAACGAATCAGCGGCAGCAGCGGGGCCGATGCGACGACCGATGGTGATCTTGAGCCTCGGACCGAAGCGCGCCTTCCAGTTGATGCCGCCGTCCCGGTAGATGTCGATCTGATCGTCGTCGATGTAGACGGCGATGTCAGCGTCCGAGGTCTCGACGATGGACTCAGCCATGTCGTAGAGCGCGGTGGGACGGGATCGACTAGGACAGACGACAAGCGTCTTCATGGCGCACCCCGAATCCAATATAGTTACGCAACCACTCACGGTGCTGGTCCATGTGTGCAACAATCCACCGGTAGAATGCTCGGCTGTCCGAATCGAAGTGGTGATCGCCTCCACCCTTCTGGTCGTGGTGGATGTACCACTCTTCGGAAGTGCAGCGGCGAAGGCATATCCCGTCAGCGAGCAGCCCAATGACACTCGGCCAGCAATAGTGGTTCATGTCAGGGTGAGCGAAGTGTCCGAAGTAGCTCAGCCAGCCTCGGGTCACTGCAGGCTGGTCTACACGATGCGCGCCCTCCTTGTTGGTGCAAGGAGCGACACAACCGATACCGCCAGAGAACCTGTGCGCCGCCCTGAGAGCCATCTCGTCCCACCCCGGACTCTTCATCAGGCTGTCATCGGTCATCATCGCTATCAGTTGAATCTCGGGCATGTTCTCCATGACATACCGAGCCATGACATTCAAAGCCCCGACGACACCCAATCGCTTGCCCACGATCCGAATGTATCCCATCTCCGGATATGCTGAGTTGTCCACGTCATCGTCCAAGTAGGCAATCACATAGGCCGAAGAGGTGTCCCTGACTGACTTGAGTGCCATCCTGAACTCAGGCGCTCTCATCCGGGTCGGGATCATCACGGCCACTCGTGGCTTTGTCACTCTGCCCTCACGTAGCAGTTGTTCTCCACGATGGTCCTTTCCAGACGGAAACCATTCTCCAGCGCCCAGAGATGCGCCGGGTCGTCAGGCCCACCATCGACCTCGATCACCAACACCTTCGTCTGCCAGCGCTTGGGGTCGAATCCCGACAGTATCCACTCCTCCTCGCCATCCGTATCCAGAGACAAGACATCCAGCCTCTCGAACCCCGCGAGACGGATGCACTGGTCGATGGTGAGGACCAGGGACTCCCCGGGAGCGTTGAACGTCACTCGGGACCGGGTATTGGCGTAGACCAGAGAGTCTTCGACCACCAGCGCCGAGTCTCGGAACGATGGACCAAGGGCCGCATGGAGCGCGAACTTGCGGTTCTTGGACAGGATGTCTCGGAAGCGCGGGTTCGGCTCGACACAGATGCAGCGCCAACCCCTTTCCTCCAGCATCAGCGTATTGCTCAGGAACCTGCCGTCCAGAGCCCCGGCTTCCAGCGCCGTCCCCACGTAGTCTTCGGGGAACTGGCTTAAGATCCAGCGGTCCTCTTCGCGGACAGCGTAGGGCGCGAGTGAGTCTGCAACCGATGGGTAATCGAGCTTCACAGCGCACCGCCGCGGTCGAGTCTCCGGAACACCCGGTCAACGTGGAACCGACCGATCTCCGCGTAGCCGTCAGGGATCGGCAGCTTGGTGCCGACGTCCTCGAAGCAGAGAACCGTTGGCCTCCAACGATTGAGGTCGCAGCCCTTGAGCACCTCCGGCTCCCAGCCCTCGGTGTCGATGGTCAGGAGATCGAGCCTTGGGAAGCCAGCCTCCTCCAGCAAGCGGTCTACGGTCCTCACCTCGACCTCGAACGCCTGAGCGTCATCTCGATAGGGCCAGAGACGGGGAGCGAGGCCGGAGTTGCTGGCGTACTTTTCCCCTGCAGTATCCGCCGTGTAGATGGCCCGGCCGTTCTCAGAACCTGCAGCCACAGACCGCCATAGTTTCCTCGCGGCGCGCCCTGAGGCTTCGTGCAATGGGTTCGGCTCGACGCAGAGCACGATCCAGCCCTTCTCCTCGAAGTGGAGACAAACGCTGCTCGTCGTGCCATCCAAAGCCCCGACCTCACAGGCATATCCAAAGTCCGGCAACAGCGCCGACATGAAGTGATCGAGCAGGAAATCCGCGTGGAACCCGGGGATCTTGTCATCCCATGGCGGAGCCGACTGCGCCATGCCGTCCACGACCGCCCAACTCATCGCCGCACCCACATGTAGTTGTGACCCTGCTTGAGCTTCTGCACGTACTGACGTCGGTGCAGGTAATCAAAGATTGGGCTCTCTGACTCCCACACCTCGACCACGATCACCTCGGGCTTCCAGCGTTCGAGGCTACAGCCCTTCAACACGTCCAGTTCCGTGCCTTCGGTGTCGATGGTGAGGATGTCGAGCTTCGGCAGTTGCCACTTGTCCATGATGACGTCCACCGTGCTCACCCGCACGACTTCCTTGCTCCACTTCTTCCCCGGCCTCGAGTCCTCGAACTCCGGCCCCACCTTTGGGACCACACGCTTCATGTCCGGCTTGACGAGCGAGGAGAAGGCTTCCGGGTTCTCATCGTTGATGTAGAACACCGCTTCCCCGATGTGGTCTGAGCAGGCACAGGACTCGACGAACGTCCGCATCTGCCGCAGGGCGGGCAGGAATCTCGGATTCGCCTCCACCGAGACGATGGTCCAGCGGAACTCTTTCTCCAACGCCCACGTCGTGTTGACGGAGATGCCGTCCGAAGCCCCGACATCGATGCCGAAGCCTTGGTAACCCTCTCGAAAGCAGTCGGCTATCCACTGCGATAACTCGCCGTTCACTCCCAGTACGACCCCGTGCTGCGGATCGTAGGTTCCGGGATTCACCCGTGTCACAGCACGAACTCCAGATTCGGCAGCGGGAACACCATCACCGTGCCCTGAGCGAGCAACGTTTTCTCGCGCTTCACGAACTCGTTCTTGAACGCCCAAGGCAGCACCATCAGCCGAGACGGCTTGTCCGCGCGCATCTCCTCTTCCGAGGCGATGGGGAGCCACGAGCCCGACATCACGAGGCCGAGCTTGGTCGGGTTCCTGTCGGCGATACCGACGAACCCTCCCTCGTAGTCCAGGTACTGGAGCAGCACACAGCCCTTGGTCGAGGCCCCATAGAGCCACCATGGCTTGCCCGGACCCTCCAGCGTCTCGGTCATGACCTGCTTCCACTTGCGGACGCGGACGGCGAACTCCCGGGCATCTTCACTGGATACGCGCTTGAAGCCCGACATCGACATCGGCTGCACCCCGGGACCCGCCTTCTGGGCGAACACCCTCATGCTGCCGCCGTTCACGTCGTTGTGCGTGACGTCGACGATGGCCAGCCCATGGCGAGCGTAGAGGTCTCGGAGACTCCAGATGTCGTAGTAGCAGAGATGCTCATGGCAGATGGAGTCGAAGGCGTTGGCTTGGACCATCGTGGGGGAGTCGTTGAGCTGGTTGACCCAAACACCGCCGGGGGCCAGCACATTAGCGATGTCAGTGACGAAACGGTCGGGGTTGTCGAGGTCGTAGAACATGGCGGCGGTGGTGATGACATCGCAGCCTCCGGTGCGGTTCGAGCGCCACAGGCAGTCGTTGTCCGCGGTGAAGTAGTCGCCGATGACGTGGTCGGAGATCTTATGCAGCTCGTCGTGGAAGTTCCGAGCCGGCTCACAGGCGATGCGCGTGAACTTGTCCGGAAGCTGCGAGAGCAGGTAGCCATCGTTGGCCCCGATGTCCAGCCACGTGCCCTCTCGCTTGTAGGGAGTGACCGAATCGACGACGTCTTTCAGGGCCACGCGCATCGACTCGTTGATGCCCGAGCGGTACCAGAACTCGCGGAACAGGAGATCGGGATCGACCGTGTGCTGGAGTTGCAGGAGCCCGCATTGAGTGCAGCGCACCAGGTCCAGCGGCGACTTGGGGAGCGAGAGGTCGATCTCGGGGACAAAGCGCACCAGATACTGGCTGCCGAGGGAGAGCACGGGCTCGAAGGCTTCCGAGTGGCAGGCGCGACAAGTGGTTCGCCGTTCGTAAACCTCTTGCTTCTTGTCGATGGTCATCACGCCTTCCTTGGTCACGGCGACTTTCAACTTCGTCCTTTCCATCGTCTCTCCCTAGCGAATGGGCTCCCGGGGCACCATGTCGGACCAGTTCCGCATCTCGTCGGGATCGAAGTCCCCGGGATTCAAGCCATCAACGTGGATGGGGGTGGCACCGCGGTCCCATGGCGTGTGCTGCTCCTGACGTCTCATGGGCGAGTAAAGCTCCGACTGGAAGGCATCCGAGTGAGCATCGGCCCAGTCGATCTTCAACCTCGGGTTGACCGCGTACTGGCCGATGCGCGCCATCTGCTCGCAAAGCCTGTCCACTCCCGGAGCGCCTTTGATCCAGCGCACGTGGCCATCGACCCAGAACGTGGTCGCGGTGTGGAGGCGCTCGTACTTCTTCGTGGCACCGCGCTCGAACTGGATGAAGTGAGGCATGGGCTCGTTCACGTCGGCGAAGAAGTTGGCAAGCGCCAGTCTCCACGAGTCCTTCTTCCCGGCACGGGTCTTCTCATCCGTGATGGCAAAGATACGAAGTCCCTGCCTCCGGTAACGCTGGACCGTGGAGACCAGCAGCTTGCCGAAGTCCTCCGCCCTGAGTGTGGGGTTGCCGAACCCTTCGATGACGTAGACGTCCCCGGAACCGTTCCTCGGGTAGCCGTGGACGACCATCACCGTCTCGTCTTTGTTGGTGACCTTGGTGCCGTCCGAGAACGCCGTGTCGCAGCAGATGGCGAACCTTAAGCTGGACCACGGCACGTCCTTCTTCTCCACCGCGCACTGGTTGATCTGCTCTCGTGTGATGGGGTTCAGTTCACTGATGGAGGGGTCGTTCATGACCTGGGCCGCGTAGCGCAACGGGTCCGACTTCTGGTAGCGCCTGAGCCGGTCCTCAGGCCAGACCAACGGGGTCGTCGGCTTGCCTTCCAAGTCACGGCCTGAGAGGAAGTAGACATGGATATTGCCCTCCGGGTCCGTAGGGATGGAGTCAGTAGCCATCCCTGAGACCGAAGCCACGCCCTGACTTCTGAATCCAACTCCAAAGTGGTCTTCAGCGTCGTATCGGGTTCCCACCCATACCACCAAGCCATCACCCTGGACCACGGGGATGAGCGAGGTAATCTGTGAGTTGACCGTCTGGAGCCAGTTGGTGTCGGTCGTGAGACGTTCGTAGGAGATGGGGTCGTCGTAGAAAAGAGCGTCTGGGTGACTCCCTGTGATGGAGGTCTCGACGCCGAAGATGACCATGGATGGGTCCTGACGAGAGGTATTGCGCCTCGCCCCGTGGACGATCTCCTTGCCACTCCACTTGCGCGCCTGCCCCGACCAGTCCCCGTAGAGCTGGGTCCACCAAGCGTGATGGTCGGAACCGTCCAGTACGGCCTTCATCGCCTCGAGCATCTTCTTCGCCAGGTCTTCCTTCTCCGCCCCAGTGGCTGTCGCTATCTCAGGATCTCTCAGATGGAGCCAGAGTTGCCCGGCTCGGGTCATGAGCGTGGTCTTGCCGATCTCACGATGCACAAGGATGGCAAGGTGCTTCTGGAGCTTCAGGCCCTGACGTCTCCACTCGAACCACTCATCCACATGCTTCTGGAACCAGTCCGCCATGGGCTTGTGGACTTCGGGGTCGATCCAACGTCTGCCCTTGGGATTGTTCCACGCGCCGAAGCAGATCTTGAAGAAGAGCCAGAAGTCACGGCGGCACATGTCGCGCATCAACTTCGTGGCGACCTCGGAGTTCCAGCCGTAGTTCCTAGCCTTGGGTGGCATTGTCCATCTCGTCATCGATGCGGTCAGTCATCGCGGCGGCGTCCAGTTTGTACTGCTTACGGTCCAGCAGGATTTTCTTCGCCTGCTGTCGGCACCACTGCTTCTTGACGGCGATGCCTTTCCCAACAGGGAAGCCGGGCGGGAAGCCGCCGCGCTTGATCTCCGGGAACATCTGGTAGAGCTGGCGCAAGGTCTCCGGGAGTTCGGACTCATCGACGTTCAGGTCTTCGAGAGCGATCTTGGGAGCGGCGTGGTTCACCGGGCGTCGGGAGAAGGGGAAGGCGCGACGATAAGCGAACTGGGTGCCTATCTGGCCCAAGGACTGCATCATCATCGACATGAGTTCCAGCTTCTCCTCGTCACCTAATGGCTCGGGGATGGTGGCGGCGGTGCCTTCACGATTCAGGACCAGTTGCAGGGCACGAAGCTGGGCGGTCCCTTCGCCGTTCCGAGCCACGTCGGAGACGAGCTTGAGAGCCTCTTCGAAGGTGATGTTCCGGGCGTCTTTGGGGTCGTTCATAGAGGCTTGAAAGTGACAATGCCAGCGCCCCAGTCGACGGCGCTGGGGAGTGTACCGGTAGCATTCACCGCTGCATTGCTCAAGAGCGCCTTGAAAGCGACGTCGATGACGGTATCACTGGGGGGACCGCCGGAGTTGGTGCCGATGTGCGAAGAAGACGGCTGGATGAAGCCTCCGTTCCATGTCGGCTGCAAGGCAAGGCTATTGTTCTGCGATGCGACCGCGGCGACGGCGAACTCTGTCGAGAACAACAGCGTCGAAGTCGCCAAGGTATCGAACGCCGCCGTGGAACCGTTGGAAGAAGACGCGCCATCGAGAACGTTCGCCGTCTTGGCCCCGGAGACTGCGATGACGACAGCAGCACAAGCGGTAGGATTCACGGAAAAGGCTG